GCGCATTGATGAGTGGCAGCGCAAAGGGAGTGCAATAATGGCACGCTTATCAGTCGGTGATCTGACAAAACGCTATAATGCCGCGTGGTCGCGCAAGGAAACTTTCCGCGACTTGTACGAGCAATGCTACGAGTACGCGCTGCCGCAGCGCAACCTCTATGACGGATATTATGACGGCAAGGTCGGCGGGCGTAAAAAGGGATCTACCGTTTTCGACAGTACTGCCGTGCACGGTGTGCAGCGTTTTGCCAATCGCATACAGTCGGGCCTGTTTCCGCCGGATCGTAAATGGATGGTCTTGGAACCCGGCACCGACATACCGGAAGAGAGTCGGGCGGATGTCGCAGACGGCCTGCAGAAATACACGCACAAATTTTTCAGCCTGATCCGGCAGACAAATTTCGACCTCGCAATGGGCGAGTTCTTGATGGACCTCTGCGTCGGCACCGGCGTAATGCTGGTGCAAGCCGGTGACGATCTTGAGCCAATCCGGTTTCAGTCGATCCCGCAGTTCCTTGTCGCTTTGGAAGAAGGCCCCAACGGCAACGTGGAGAACGTGTATCGTCGGGTGCGTGTAGCGGCTGAGAACATTACCCGCATTTGGGAAGACGCAGAGCTGCCGGAAGTGCTGCGGCGAGTTGTCGAAGACGAGCCACATAAACCCATTGACCTGCAGGAAAGCACGATCCGCAACGGCGACGGCAGCTTTGGGTATTACATCTGTTACAAAGGCGAACAGGATCGCAGCGACGACGCCATGCTGGTCTACCGCGAGTTGAAGTCATCACCGTGGATTGTCAGCAGGTTTCAGAAAATCGCCGGTGAGATTTACGGACGCGGTCCTGTGGTCGCCTGCCTCGCAGATATTTTGACACTCAACAAGGCCGTCGAACTGCTGCTGAAGAATGCAAGCCTCGGTATCAGCGGAATGTACACTGCTGTCGATGATGGCGTGCTCAATCCGCAGACGATCCGCGTCGCACCGGGTGCCATTATTCCCGTAGCGAGAAACGCTGGCCCTGCAGGCCCATCACTTATGCCGCTGCCGCGTGCAGGCGATCTGCAACTTAGTCAGATCGTGCTGCAAGATTTGAGGATGAACATCAAGCGCACGCTGCTCGATGACAGCTTGCCGCCGGATAATATGTCAGCCCGCAGCGCTACCGAGATCGTAGAACGCATGCGCGAGCTAGCCACCAATTTAGGAAGTGCCTTCGGTCGGCTCATCAGCGAGACGATGGTCCCTCTCGTCCGCAGATCGATGTCGATCATGGACGACGCCGGTTTGATTACTCTGCCACTCAAGATCAACGGTCTAGAGGTCAAAGTCGTACCGGTCAGCCCGCTGGCTCAGGCGCAAAACATGACCGAGGTGCAGGACGTTCTGCAATGGATCGGAATAAGCTCGCAACTTGGTCCGGTCGGGCAGGCGATGATCAACTACGCTGCGGTCAGCGATTTTGTTGCCGACAAGCTGGGCGTGCCGTTAGAGGTACGCACGACGCAAGAAGAGCGTGCAGAGATCGAAGAACAGGCGATGCAGTTCATTCAACAGCAGCAGGCCGGGATGCCGATGAACCCACCTGCCGCACCACCACCAGAAGGAGTAGTGTGATGCCCGGACATTATGGAAAAGGCAAGGCGAAGAAACCTATGACGACGAAGAAGAAGATGATGGGCAAAACGATGCCCAAGAAGAGGAAATAGAAATGGCTAGGCGCGGTCTGTACGCGAATATAAATGCCCGTCGGAAGGCGGGCACTTCGCGACCCAAATCCAAGTCAACCATCAGTCCAAAAGCATACGCCAACATGAAGGCAGGCTTTCCAAAAAAGAAGAAGAGATGAGCGCAGATATTATTGATATCACGACGCCGGGGTGGGAGGGCGTCAACGCTGACAGCCCACTACCCTTGAAACAAACTGAAACAGAAGCGGCTGAACTCGACCGGGCACTCAATCGCATACTTGAAAGCCAAGACGGCGAGAAGATGTTGGAGTGGCTGTGCGGTGCTTTCCTGCATCAACCCGCATGGGCACCCGGATATGACGCGGAGTTCGGGTATTACCGCGAGGGTCAAAACGCGCTGATCCGAGAGATTGTAAACAGAGCAGAGAGAAGCAGAGAGAGATGAGCGAAGAGCAAGTGGAAGAGCAGGCAGCGCCGGAGACCGGCCTGCTTGATGCTGTGAAGATTGAGAGCGAAGAGCCTGCACAAGAAGACGATGCAATAGAGCATGTCGATAAAGCGGCGAGTGGCGAAAAACCCGAGTGGTTGCCCGATCGATTTTGGAACGCCGACGATGGCGAGGCCGATTATGAGAACCTCGCGAAGTCGCAGCAGGAACTCTACAAAAAGCTGCGCAATGGCAAGCACCTGATCCCTGAAGGCGATAAGGACTACGACGTAAAATTCCTAATGGACAAACTGCCGGAAGATGACGCGCTGCTGACCAAGTTCCGCGAAGTCGCCAAGGATCGCGGGCTGACGCAAGACGACTTTGAAGCCGTTGTCGGCATGGTCATGGAGCAAATGCCGGAGCAGCAAGATCCGATCGAGGAACAGTTCGACCGCGAAGAAGAGCTGCGACAGCTTGGCCCGAATGCCGAGGAGATGATCAACGGTCAGGTCAAATGGGCGCAGTCTTTGGTGCAGCGCGGTGTGTGGACTGAGGACGATTTTGAAGAGTTCAAAGTGTGGGGCGGTACGGCTGCAGGCATCCGCGCCCTGACGCGCCTGCGGCAATATTATGGCGAGAAGCCAATACCCGTGCAGGCAACGCCTGACGGTGATGACACACCGACAGCCGACGAACTGCAGCAGTTGATTGCCTCGCCGGAATACCAATCAAATCCGGCATTCCGCAATAAAGTTTACAAGCAATTCGAGCGTGTCTATGGCAAAGACGGTCACGCGCCGACGTTTGGATAGGTTCCTCCCTGCCTGACTGCCTGCCACAGTCAGGAAACTGGCCCGGCCTTTGCGCCGGGTCTTTTTTGTCTGAAGTCGTAAAGGTTATGATTGACATATGACAGAAAGTGTGCATCTGATTGGGTGACCCTACTCCGCGAGGATCGGTCTGCGGCGCATAGCGCAAGCCTGACCCGGACATTCGTCCCCAACGTCTTGGCGATTTGTCTTAACCCCTACGGAGATTTTCGATATGGCTGTCAGCCTTTCAACAAATTTCGTAAAGCTCTTCGAGGCCGAAGTGAAGCAGGCCTATAGCGCTGTGCAAAAATTGCAGCCTATTGCCCGTACACGTACCGGCGTCGTGGGCAGTACAGTCCAATTCCCTAAAATCGGATCGGGACAAGCCACCGTGCACATCCCGTCCGCAAACGTATCCGCGCTCAACATTACGCACTCGAACGTCACAGCGACGTTGACCGATTTTGTTGCGCCGGAATACACCTCGCTTTTTGATCAGCAAAAAGTCAACTACGACGAGCGACAGGAACTCGTTGAGGTCGTGTCTAACGCGATTGGTCGTCGTGCTGATCAGATTAAGATCGACGCGCTTGATGCGGCAAGCTCGCCGCAGACGGTCGCCAACAGCATTGGTGGCAGCAACACGAACTTAAATTTTGCTAAGATTCGTGAAGCGGCCAAAAAGCTGAACGCCAAAAACGTCCCGGCAAATGATCGTTTCCTGATCATCCACGCCAACGGCCTTGCCAACCTGCTGAGTGAAGAGCAGGCGACCAGCGTCGATTATGTATCAGCGCGTGCGCTTATGTCCGGTGCGGTGGACCAGTACATGGGATTCACTGTCATCGTAATGGGCGACATGGACGAAGGTGGCTTGACCATCGACGGCTCAAATGATCGTACCTGTTACGCGATCCACAAGTCCGCACTCGGTTACGCGGAAGGCATCGGCATCAAAACCGAAATCAACTATGTGCCTGAGCGGGCAGCGTGGTTGACGAACTGCATGCTTTCAGCAGGGGCGGTGGCGATCGATGACAACGGTATCGTTCGCATCACAACCCGCGAGAGCTAGGAGATAGAGCATGGCTTACGATAAAGACGGACTAAACCTGATCGGTGGCGGAAACAAAGCCGGTAATGCTCCGCAGATATGGTCGTATAGTACAACCGATGCTCAGAGCACTGTGCGGGCGGCGGGCTACTTCAACTCCGCTTCTGATCTACTGAAGATCAATGACGTGATCCTCGTCGCTTCAGCGACGGGCGGCACTCCGGTGCTGACGTGGTCTTACGTCAACGCGAACGCGAGCGGTGTTGTAGACACCGTTGATGGTCTCACCATCACGGCGACTGACTCCGACTAAGCACACCCTGCTGTCGAGTCCTCTCCTCGACGGCGCTTCCCACCCCGAGGCAGGTCTCTTCCACCTGTCTCGGGGATCATGGGGGAAACATGGCGACATCCGACACCGAGGTCACTATCTGCTCGCACGCTCTTCAATTGTTGGGAGAGAGTGCGATTTCGTCGTTTGCGGATGGAACAACCAGCGCCAATCTCAGCGCTGAACTTTACCCGCACACCCGAGACAGTCTTTTGATCAAATACCCGTGGTCGTGGTCGATTAAAAAGGTCGACCTAGCGCGTTCAGCGACGGCCCCGGTCAATGAATTTTCCTTTGCGTACCCGATGCCGAGCGACAGCTTGACCGGCGTGCCTCGCGCCGTGTTCAACAGCAGCGACGTAGGCGCTTCGCCGATTACTGCCGGTTGGGAGGTTTATGAGCAGGCGATCATTACTGATCAGGAAAACATTACGATCGACTATCAATTCCGCCCGCTTGAGCAGGTAATGCCTTCATACTTCGTTCAACTACTCAAATATGTCATGGCGTCGATCCTTGCCGAGCCGGTTACTGACCAAACGCAAAAGGCAGTATACTTTCAACAACTGGCCTATGGCTCGCCAGCAGAGGGTGGGC